CAAGAACAAAAAGTCATGAAGTGATTTTAGCTCTTGAAAGTATTTACTCCCAGCAACAACAGGAAAAGTATCAATTTAAGCTCAACAAATCTAATACAGGCTTCAACAATGTCAGTGAAGCAGAAGGCGAATCTAATTTGAATCGTTTTGCCCTGACAATTACTGCATATACTTGGTACTATAAAACTAAGCAGATACCAGATTATTATGATAAATTTAATATACGAGCTGATGACGAAAAGACTATTTCAGAGACTGATGGGCTTTTAGAATTTGACTATGATTTTGGAGAAGAAAACAATGGATAACATTCTATCAATTAGTAATGTGGTGAACGTAACGGTTACGTCTACCCCTCTAGGCATTGGGGAACCAAATGTCAATAACGTCGCACTATTTACACACGAACCTCACACTTTTCAGGACGCTTACCAGATTTATAAGAGCGCTAGTAGTGTAATGAAAGACTACGGAACGGATTCAAGAGCCTATAAAATGGCTGCTAATATGTTTGCACAGAATCCAAATATGTTAAGTGGTGGTGGTCAATTAATTGCGGTTCCTTTAGCAGAGGAAACAACATCTGCGACTTCTGGTTTCTGCACTACAGTTGACTTAACAAGTAATTTAGCCGCTATCATAGCCTTGAATAGTGCATCTTTACAGGTTCATTCTTCTGCGGGTGTTAAGCAGTTCGATGAACTTGACTTAACTGGCGCCTCAACGGCTGCTGACTTAGCTGCATTATTTCAAAGCTCATTGGATGATTTTGTAACTGTAACAGCAGTTGGTAATGTTCTAAAATTTACCGACGGGACTCTTGGTTCAAGCTCTCTTGTTGCTATTGATGTATTTGGAACTGCAACCGGAACTGATTTATATAGTGCTGCATACTTGAACGGCGCACAATCTGTGCTTACTGCTGGTACAGATGCAGGAAGTTCTTATGAAAGTTTAGCGGACGGAATGGCAAGAGCTAAGGCATTAATCAACTTCACTGGCGTTGTTACAACTCTTACAATGACAGGCGCGCAAGTAAAAGCCGCTGCAAGTTCAGTTCAAGCAGAAGATGCAATCTTTGTTTATCCTTTCCATGAATCGGCAGAACTTGATGCAACCATTAAAGAAATAAAAGACGCTAGCCAAACAAAGACTAGATCGCTTTACTATTCTGCTGGAGAAGAAGAAGCCTTTGGGATGTGTGGTTCTTATGTTGGTAGAATGTTCTCAGTTGATTTTGCAGCTTCAAATTCAACAATAACTGCAAACATGAAAGCTTTAGCAAATGTTCTTCCTGATGGTGGACTTACTGAGGCAACCTATCAGAAAGCTAAAGACAATGGAGCTGATGCTTATCCTAGTTATAACGGCATTCCAAGAACTTTATCTTCTGGTGCAAACAGTTATTTCGATCGTATTTATAACCAACAGCAATTTAAGTATGCTTTACAAACTGCTGGAATGAACTATCTAAGTTCAAATACAAAGATAGCTCAGACGACGCAAGGTATGGATGGTCTTAAGGCTGCATTCCGTAAGGTCTGTGAGCAATATGTTCGTAATGGATATGTAGCTGCTGGAACTTGGAACTCAGCTGATAAGTTTGGTAATCCAGAAGATTTTATGAGAAACATTGAAGATTTCGGATTCTACATTCACTCTTTACCTATTGGGTTACAGGCACAAGCAGATAGGGAAGACCGTGTAGCACCAACTATTCAAATAGCAATCAAAGAGGCTGGAGCAATCCATTCTGTAATAGTCAATGTTATAGCAGAACCATAAGGGGAACATCATGGCAAGTTTTGCGATTACAGGTAGAGATACCCTAGCAATAAATAATAGAGTGTTAACTGATTTGGCAGATGGAGATGTTTCCACATTAACTTTTCCAAACGATCTAACTCAGATGAAAACTGGTAAAGATGGAAATACTTTATTTAATATCAATCAGACTGGAAACAATGCCGACCTTGTTTTAAGGTTGGTTCGCGGTAGTGATGACGATAAATTTTTCAACTCACTATTCAGAAAAATGAAGGAAGACCTTCCATCGTTTGAACTAATGAATGGTTCTTTTGTAAAAAAGATTGGTGACGGTTCAGGAAACATCACTAATGATGAGTATTCTTTGGCTGGTGGAGTATTTAAAAAAGCTGTTGAGACTAAAGAAAGTGCTGAAGGTGATACCGAAGCGGCAGTTTCAATTTACAATCTTTCATTCGCACGAGCGGATAGAGCATTAGGATAATATGGAAATTATTAAACTGAGTGACAAATTCACTCTTAAACTTGCTAGGGCGTCCTTTAGGGACGCTTTGGCATTGAAACGATTAGTATTAAAAAAAATAAAAATTGGTGAGATAGAAATAGGTGAAATTAGTCCCGATAATTTAAAAGAAATTACTGATATGGAAATTGGTAGTGAATTTTTTAAGTCGATTATTTCTCAAGTTATTTCACTAGATGCTGACGAAGAACTAGAGCAGGCAATATTAGGTTGTGCAAAAAAATCTACTATTAATAATGAGAAAGTAACTTTTGAATTATTTGAAAATGTAGAAATGTGGCCTCACTTAATGGACCTTAAAGTTGAGGTTTTAAAATATAACCTTTCCCCTTTTTTCAAGGGGGTCCTATCGAGTTTCGAGAGACTTATGAAGTAATTGAAACAAAAGACAATTCCTTTAAAGTTATGATTCATCGTGAAGACTCTTATATAGGTTGTAGGCTTGCTAAAATTGGCTATTTTTCTGGTGACCCTTCAAAGGTTTTGAATGCACCAGTTGATGTCGTTTGTGATATTATGGCTGTAGAACACGTACAGAACCAAGTAGAACAACACCACATAAGAAAAGCAAAGGAGACCTACACATGAAAATCGGTGATTTTTTTGTCGCACTTGGTGTAAAGGCAGATACTAAAGTCCTGACAGAGTTTGGCCAAAAGGCGAAGTCTGGAATGGCAAACGTTTTAGGACTTAAAGCCGCCATTATTGCTACCGGTGCTTCCTTTGCTTACATGGCTAATGAAACGTTTAAAGGTGTCCAAGCTTTGGAAAACTTTGAACGTGCAACTGGCTTGTCGATTAACAAGCTACAGGAATATCAACGAGTAGCCGAACTTTCTGGTACTGGGCTAAGTGGTGATGCGGTCGCTGGTCAAGTTCAAGCTCTTCAACAAAACTTAACTGACTTGAAATTCGGCGGTGGAAATACAGCAGCGTTTAGACTCTTAGGCATAGATGTTTCAGGTAAAGAAGCCTTTGAAGTTATGAACGAAATGAGGGGTGCTATTGCAGGGCTTTCCGATGCCGAGGCTACAAACTTAATAGGTAAAGCTGGTTTCTCTCCTGAAATGCTAAAAATCCTTAGAATGTCTAATAAAGAGTTCGACAAAATGGGTAAGGGCAACTTTATGTCTGCTAAAGGACGTAAAGATGTTATAGAAATGGGTAAAGCCATGGCTAAGGTTTCCATTATATTTAAAGAATGGAAAGATCAAATTGTCGCCCTATTAGCTGGACCTGTTAGTAACTTCCTCGGTATGGTTGCCGATATGATGGAAGGTCTTAACGCCCTTGGTTCTGCCATATATAAAATTAAACCATTATTCTATGGCCTTGCTGCTGTTGCTACTTATTTATTGGTTACTATGTCTCCGATGATCGCAACTTTTGCACTTCTCTACCTAGTTATAGAGGACTTATGGGTAGCCTTTAAAGGTGGTGAATCACTTTCAGGTGATGCCTTTAATTACTTGTCAGACGTTTTCAAGAAAATACCTGAATACCTTTTGGAAGCTTGGAACTATATAAAAGATATTGGTACGGCTCTTGGTGAGTGGGCATTGGACACCTATATAGACTACTTAACACAGATGCGAGATATTTTTAAATCCATCTATGAATGGGTTACTAGTTTGTCCATGTCTAAAGTTTGGAAGTTCATGCAAAAGGGGTGGGAGTCTGCGAAAGGACTTTTCAACAAAGATGAGGAAGGGGATAAAGGTGCATCCAATTCTCTCAATGAGTTTATGAAGGGCGAACAAGAGATGAACGCATCTACAAACTCTCTTGTAACGGGCGAGGCGGTAAAGACTGCTTCTAATGTAAGTAATTCTAACTTTAGCAAAACGGCGAATGTAAATAACATCTATCACATAAATACAACTGCTCCTGCCGATGATGTAGCCAAGGGGATAGCCAAGCAACAAACTAGGGAATTAAACTACACACATGATGAGGTAGGATAATGACGATTTCTCCAAAAGGTTTGACGGATAATATTTCTAAAGTAGGTAATGCAATAACGGAATATATCATTACACCAACTACAATGTTTGGTATTTCTGGTTTTGTATTTGATGGTGACGGCGAAACTCAAGTCACCCACTCTAGTGTAATTACAGATAATGTCATTGAGGATAATTCTGTAATTCATGATCATATTGCGACGAAGCCTATAAAATTAAAAATGGTGCGGTATATGGGTGAGTTGGCTTTGAAGGAAGAAAACATACTCCAATCCATAGCAGGTACGATAGTTCCCGTATTAGCCCCTGTAGCTGCGTTTGCGCCCGAAATGGTTTCTGTGACTAAGAACGTCACGAGTGTGATTAATGGCTCTAAACCTATGAATATGGATGCTCTAAGTACTGCTGACGATATGTATGCACTCTTCAAAAACTTAAACCCCTTTGCTAGTAGTAAACAGCAGGCTTATATTTATTTTAAAGCACTTGCTGAAAAGGGAATTCCAGTGTCTGTGCAAACTCCGTTTCAGTATTTCCAAAATATGGTGATTGAAACAATTACCGCCACAGAGACAGAAGACAATGAGGAAGTTTCAAACTTTACCTTGGAGATGAAACAACTTCGCTATGCCTCAGTGACGACTACTGGATTTGATGAAGAGTCGTTTGGTTCTAGGTCTAAAACTCAGCAATCTCCAATTAAAGACAACGGAAAAGCCAATGGACTAGACTCTACTTTGCATAGGATGTTCGGATGAATTTACTAAATGAAATAACAGACGACCCAAAACAATCTATGACAGTTGTGACTCCTGACGGTGATGAATTTGATTTCTATTTGGAGTTCAGGGAATCACAGGGTCTTTGGTTTTGTAATATAGCTTTTAAAGACACCGTTATAAACGGGCTTGGACTTGTGTGCGGTCAAAACATACTGAGACAGTGGAAGAATATTCTGCCGTTTGGCCTAGCTGTTGGTTCTACGGATGTTGGTGACCCCTATTACATAGATGATTCCGTAAATGGCAGGATAGAAGTATTTGTCCTAACGTCGGATGAAGTTCTTTGGGTAGAGGAAACGATCTATGGAGTCTAAAAAATTTGGACGTAAATTCCGTTTATTAGTGCAGGAAAATGCAACAGAAGTTGAGAAAGATATGGTTTTTTTGGAAATCCAAGACCCATTTACAATCAACTTTTCTGTGAACAGAGATACTAATTCCTCTTTAAATACGATGAATGTATCAATCCATAACCTTGCTAAAACAACAAGAGCCAAAATATTTAAAGATAGGTATTCCGATATTTACAAACGTGTAATATTGCAGGCAGGGTATGAAACCATATATACCATTTTCCAAGGAAGTATGTTCTCAGCGTTTTCTTCTAGGTCGGGTTCAGATATTATTACTGAGATAGAATGTAAAGATGGTGGCATAGATGTAAAAACCGCACAATTTTCTGATACGTTTGCTAAGGGAATAGACACAGATGACATCATCGACAAGGCTATACAGCAATTCAAAACGATCACCAAAGGTAGCATAGGTGGTAATAAAACTACCAAAAAAAGAGCTACATCGTATGCAGATACTGTTTATGATGTTTTAGGTAGAGAAATAATAGGCGTATTTGTAGATAATGAAAAACTTCATGCACTAAAAGATAATGAAATTATTGATTACCAAATACTGAAATTTAATAGTCAAACGGGACTTCTTAATGTACCTAAGAGGCAAGATACCTATATCGAAATAGATGTTTTATTTGAACCTAGGGTTCAAGTGGCGCAAGCAGTTCAGGTAGAAAGTTCTATACAGCCTGAATTTAATGGTCAATACAAAGTGATCGGGTTGAAACACGCAGGAGTTATTTCTTCTACGATGGATGGAAGTGTTGTAACTACACTTTCTTTATTAATGCCAGATCAACTTTCAGGCGGACAATTTAAAACGGTGAAAGCAACATGACAACACAAAACAAATTCCCTAACGTCTCGCTTGTGGATGTATTAAGAAAAACAAAAGCAGCAGTCAAAAAGGAAATAAACTGTATTAAAGTTGGTAAAATAAATTCCTTCGATGCAGATAAACAGCAGGCCGAAGTTGAAATAATAATTTCAAAAATTCTTAACATTGATTCCGAGGGTGTAAAAACAATTAGAAAATATCCTTTACTTGTTGAAGTTCCTTCGGTTGTTATTGGTGGTGGAGAATCCTATCTACAAATGCCAATTAATAAGGGTGACACTTGTTTAGTTCTTTTCAATGACGATGACATAGATGGTTGGGTGACAAACAACGAGACAACACCATACACTAATAGAAAACATGATTTAACTGATGCTTTCTGTCTTGTTGGTGTAAACAATGAAACGCAAACTAGAATGGCTTTTGATGGTGATGGCATTAAACTTTTCTTTTCCGACTCTTCTTATATAAAACTAAATGCAGACGGTATCGGAATGATGGGTAACGTAGTTGTAGAAAACGATCTGGAAATTAAAGGTGATGTAGAAATTGCAGGCGATGTAGAGATGAATGGTGACGTAACCTTTAACGGTGCGGTAAAGCCCGATGGTGTTGAAGGGGTAGATGAAACTATTACAATTATAGATACAACTGCTGCTGGTCCAGTTTCTACTACTATTATTACCGTAAAAAAAGGTATTATCACAAACGTAGTGGGTTGAGGTTATTATGACAGTTAGAAAAATAACGGACGACAATGATTGGACTTTTGGTTCTGGACTTTCCAATTATGTATCTGAAAGTGACGAGATAGCTCAGAATGTAAAGACAAGAGTTAAGATGTGGAAAGAGAATTGCTATTTTTCTTTAAAAGATGGCGTAGATTACAATAGGTACTTGGATGGTATGCAAAGTAATACCTTACTACTAGAATCGGATATTCGTAGGGTGATAGTCCAAACCTATGGTGTTGCAGAACTTAAGTTTTTGAATCTAAGTAATGTAGATCGAGTTTTGAGTATCTCATACTCGATAACAGATATATACTCAAATACGTGGGAACAAACTATCAACAATCTAGGTGTAAGTGATGCCTGACTTATTAAATAAAAATGGTCTTACTTTAAAGACTGCTGCCGAAATTAAAGATGAACTTGAAGCTGGTTATAGAAATATATATGGCGCCGATGTAAACATTTCTCCCAATACTCCCGATGGTCAAAAAATTGCTTTGTTGCTTCAAATGGCTTTGGACAATAGAGACATGATACAGCAAGTATATTCCTCATTTAATCCTAACAATGCCGTTGGTTCTGTTTTGGATCAAAGAGTATCTATAAATAATATCCAACGAATATCGGGTGATTTTACTTTGGTTGGTGTTGATATAACGGTAGATAGAGTCATTCAACTTAAAGGTCTGGACGATCAAGCCAATAACCCAGATGCAACGGATGCCTTTACAATACAAGACAACGGTGGAAATAAATTCCTTCTTGTTGATACCTATACTTTTGAAGCTGGAGATTTTGAGAAATCCTTAATTTTTAGAGCGCAAAAAGTCGGTGCGGTTGAAGTCACTGTCAATACCATTCAAACGCAGGTCACGATAGTTCTTGGTGTTACAAATGTAAATAACTCTTCTGGTGTACTTACTCAAGGAGAAGAACAAGAATCCGACCCTGAATTAAGACTAAGACGTGAGCGTTCTGTAGCCAAGCCTTCTACTAGTTATGTTGATTCAATTAGAGCTGAAATTTTCGGTAAGCAAAATGTAACGGATGCCCTTGTTTTTGAAAACATGGAAGCATCGCCTGATGCAGATGGAATTCCACCGCACTCAATTTGGACTATTGTAGAGGGTGGTGCATCGAACGAAGTAGCACAAGCAATTTACGATAAGAAGTCCGAAGGTTCTGGGATGAAAGGTTCTATCGAAGTCGAAATGTTTTCCCAGAGTGGTCAAGGTATTACAATAAAATTCGATCGTGTACTTGAAGAGGATTTATATATCAGGTTCACTGTGAAAAGGATTGACCCATCAGTTTCATTCAATGCAAATACAATCGCTGAATGGTTGGCTGATAACTTGGATTACAGTATTAATAAGCCTGCCGATAACGCAAGTATTGTAGGGAAACTTTCAGGTTATCTTATTGGCGCCATCCCGATTAACTGCCAAATATCCAATGATGAAAATACTTGGCAAGACTTCTTAGAAACTAGTTCTAAACAAAATAAATTTGTTGTCGATGTCAGCAGGATAGATGTAACAATAGACTTGTAGGTTGAAATGGCTTTAATAGATGAATTAAAAAAATACTATGCAGACCTTCTTGTAGTTCAGTACCAGACTCCAAAGGCAAGGGCTGAAATAGAACTATACGCTAGCGTTCTATTTCCTATTAATCAAGGTAGTGGAAATCTTTTAATTAAAGATGTGACTAATGGATTTGACATTGATACTGCTGTAGGTGCGCAACTTGACATCATAGCAATATATGTTGATCTAGTAATAAGTTTTCTTGTTTTTGATTATCCAGCAGGATTGTATTTAGGGTTAGTAAAATACATTGATATCGACGACCCCGTCCCCTCGGATGCTGTGGGTATTACTGACTATGCTGAATTTCCTGATAAGGATGGGCGAGTTTTATTATACGATGACATTAAAGTTACTCTAGGGAGATTGCCCGATGAAGCCTATAGAACTTTACTAAAGTTAAAAATCGTAACAAATCACTCTAACGGTTCAAGAAGACAAATTTCAGACTCTTTATATGAATCATTTGGTGATGATATTCAGTTAGAAACTGGTCCAGAAGTTATGACTATTATTTATAAATACGCAAAAAAATATGAATCACTGATGGATTTTGCAATAGAGGATAATCTTCTTCCAAAGCCTGCCGGGGTCAAGGTCATACCTCAAATTGTTGGTTAATCCATTCTTAATTTAGGAAAATAAAATGCCAAAAATAGAACGTAAAAATTTAAAAATATTTGCAGAGGATGCAGCAAATAATGGACAGTTTGGTTCTGCACAAGTTGGAACTAAAGTTACCAGTAGTGACCCTGAAATTCTACAAGCGTTAAGTGCTTGGAAAGAAGGATGGACAAGGGCAACAATTGGTGGTTCAAAATTGCCAACACTCGAAGAACTTCAAACTATAACTTACATCCCCACTTACCATCTTGCCTATTTGTTGCAAGAAGGTTTGGCTGAATATAATTCTGAAACTACTTATCACATAGGTTCTTGGGTAAAGTCAGAAGGAAGAGTTTACGCATCCCTTATAGATGATAATACAGGAAATGATTTAACAGACTCATCTTCGTGGAAACTACAAGAAGTAGAAGACGAGAAAATAAAACTTGTTAATAAGGATGGTATACCTCCAATACCTTTAAATTGGAGAATCAGTTCTAACCAAACCATTCCTGACGAGGAAATTTTTGGCTATGTAGGATTATTGTCAAGCTCTGAAAGGCTTGAATTTAATGCTGTACGAGAGGATGAACAAGAATTTGGTATAGATAATAATGCTATGATTTTAACTTACGAGGCAGGAGATTTATTATCTGCCAAGATTGAGATTTTTAATCGTAATATGAGTACCCTTTTAGGGACGACTGGGGAAGTCCATGACGTTATTTTTGAAATGGGAACCCACATGGTAGGTACTGTATCTTATTCCATTGAAGGAATAACTCTTAGAAGTACGGGCGAAGATTTTAAACCTAGAATCGATGAACTAGAAAGATCAGTATGGATCCTAGTTACTCTTGGTGACGGTAATAATGTAGTTCCGAAAGACCGAATTTTTGATGTTTTTACAATTTATGACCCTGACACAGATAGTAGTTATTACGGGATTAAACCTGATAAACTAGACCTTGATAGCTTAGCAAAAGATTTACCTCTTTTAGAAACAACTGCTCAATGGTCACAGGACCCCGTAAACATTGGTTTCGAGGCGGGAAAGAATAAAACCTCTAGTCGAAATATCGCAATTGGCTTTAATGCAGCTAGAGATGGTCAATCGGAAGGAGGAATTTCAATTGGTTCCTTAGCAGGGAATATTAACCAAAATTATTATGCAATTGCTGTTGGTGGTAATGCAGGTAAGACTCGCCAAGGAGAAGGAGCGATTGCCCTTGGTGTTTCATCAGGCGAATTGAACCAAGGTTCATCTTCAGTGGCGATTGGCTATAGGGCAGGCGCAACTAGTCAACCTAAAGACAGCATAATAATAAATGCAGGAGAATCAAAGTTAAATGCTACAGCTGAAAAATCCATAACTATGGGGCAAGCAGATTTCACAGTCAAAATTGGTAATGGTAGTGTGCAGTCCGTTTCTGACCGTAGAGATAAGTATGACATCAAAGAGTCGCCACTTGGATTAGACTTTATTAATGACCTAAAACCTAAGTTCTTCAAATACGATATTAGAGAACTTTACGAAGAATCCAATAATGAAGGTAAAGTTATTAAGAACACACCCGATCGAACCAAAGCAGGTAAGAGATATCACTCTGGTTTTATAGCACAAGAAGTCCATGAAACGATGGATAAGTTTGGCGTCGATTTCGGTGTTTATTGTGACCAAGAAGTTAATGCAACTGAAGACCAAAAAGAAAATGCCAAAGATAAAGTTCATCTTTGTTACAATGAGTTTATTGCCATCCAAGCCAAAGCAATTCAGGAATTAAGTGCCAAAGTAGATGCACTTGAAGCAAAACTTGGGCACTAAATATCCAGAGCATTTTTCAGCATGGTTGTCTGATTAAAGTTTTTTTTTAGATGGTCTATTTCCGCACTATTTAAAGCCACGGTTGTTCTTAAACTTCCGTGGCTTCTTGCCAGCTCTTGAATCTGTGACAAAATTCTATGTAGAAAATATCCAATTATGGTGAGAACGATTGAAATAACAAAGAGTAAGACTTCTGTAGGTATATTCATTTGACAGTCTCCTTTTCAGTTATGGTAGAATAATTATATCACAAACAAATATTAGGATTCATCCAATGAATTTACAATTAGGTTACGGTTCATTTGACGATAAATTCATGTTTATACCGAGTATTGTTCTAATGTATCTCGAAGGCGAGGACATGGAAGACATGGAAGGTTGGTATTTAGAATGTAGTTTCCTTTTCCTGTATTTTTTCATCGGATTTGTCGAAGGGGAAATAGAATGAGTCATGGAATAAAAGAATTAAAAGAACTAGCTGACGGATGTGAAGTGTTACTACTTTTCATACTACAACAAGCAGCTGATGGCGTGGACTGGAGCGATGCAACCGCTCTAGTGGCTAAATTGATTAGCGATCGACAGTTTGCAGAAAAACTAGCTGAAGCATTTGGTGGTCTTGGTGAAATGCAAGAAGAGATATTCGACTTGGATTACAAAGAAGCGGCTGAACTTGGTCAATACATATTAGGAAAAGTTTGCTAGGGAGATTCCCATGAAACTATCTAAGAATTTTGAGTCAGAAGAGTTTGATTGTCAGTGTGGGTGTGACCTTACCGGGATAAATATGGACGCAGACTTCATTGACAAGCTACAAAAGATTAGAGCGCAAATAGATTTTCCGTTGATTGTAACGAGCGGGCTACGATGCAAGGCACATAATGCAAGAGTTGGCGGAAGTTCCCGTAGTAAACACATGTTAGGAATTGCAGTTGATTTTTATTTGACTGATGCGGTTAAGAGATATGAACTCGTTTATTTAGCAATGGATTATGGACTTAGTGTTGGTGTTGGGAAAACTTTCATTCACTTAGATATGAGAAAAGGTGTGCCAGTGTTATTTGGATATTAATATGCTAAAATAACTTGTCGCCATCTAACGATCGACTCCTGTCTTAAACCATTTTCCACAGCTAAATTTTTTTGGTTGTGGATATTTTTTTTATATTATATAAGTAATCCATATTTGAAAGAGATTTGAACCTCATTTAAATAAGAAGAGTGTATAGATTGGTGAATCTTGTTGGGAGACTTTTTTTTTCAATTTAGCACTTTTTTAAAATCCGCAGGAATTTAATGAACAATTATTCCTACCCCTGCGGATTTTTTATTTTATTCTTCTTTGATTTTTCAAGTTGTCGGGACAACCTTCCACATCACCTTTGTAAATTCTTTTAAGTACTCCAATATCTGAGACAAGCAAATAATTTGTATTTCTGTAATTACCGAGATGACCATATTTAAAGTGGCATTGATTTTTTGTTTTTATCCCACAAAGCGTCATAAGATTTGATGGGTGTAATTCATATTCAGGAAAAGAAGAAGTGTCTAAAAGATGATGCACCTCCAGTTTTTCAGTATTCCCGCAAATTTCACAATAAGAATTTTCTGCAAGATGAGCAGCTCTAACTTTGGACCACTCTCTGCTGCGATAGTCTCTTATTTCGTCGCCAAAAATCCAGCTAGAAAAGAATTCTTTTAAAGACATAATGATTCCCTCAAATTGATTCAAATTGAAATCTCCATTTCCACTTTCTTTCATTCAAATTATTCAATGCTCCCCAACTTTCTATGTCGTCAAACAGAGCTGCTTTAAAGAAGGCAGGTGCTAGTTCTTCCATCCACGCACTAGAATCCATATGGGTAGCTCCAACACCTATTATAAGAGCTTTATTTGCACGAACCTGATCAAAACACTGTCTAACCCACCGCTCTGAAACGACAGTGTCACGTGACCCAGCAAAAAATAGAGTTTTGGCTGTAATTTTATTTGCAAGCCGTTTCCAGTCGGGCCTACTCATACCACAAGCTGCCTCGTTTGGCAGTAGAGCTGCTTTGTAAGAAGGCCACTTGTCTTGGGCTAGTCCACCACAAACAACTGTAGCACTGCCTCCTTGTGAGTGACCAGTTATTGCATAATGTTCTTGAAGAATATATGGCTGTCTGAACCCGTATTCCAAAGCAGCCATGCAAGTTCTGCCGTCTCCCGTGTTTGGATTTTCCGGCCAAATTACGGCAAAGCCTTTAGCAGCAAGAGCTCTACCGACTCTTGCGTAATACAACGAGGGCGCTCCCGTGCCCGAATTGCCCACAACTAATGGAGCTGCACAGTCTTTAGTTTTTGGTTTATAAAAAAATCCTCGATAAGATTTTTGTTCTACTTGATAATTTTGTCCATTGACACAAGACTCTACAACAGGTGGCTTGGGTTTTGGTGGCACTGGTTTTGGAGTAGGTAATTCTGGAGTCGGAGATGGTAAAGGG